CAAGTGCCATCGTGGGGACTCGTACTCACCTGCGGTGGCGACGTGCAGGGCGACCGCATCGAGCTGTACGTGTGGGCCTGGGGCCGTGGTGAACGCAGCGCAATCATCGAGCGTGAAATCGTTTATGGATCTCCCAGCGAGCAATCCACGTGGGATCGCGTCGACGAGTTTTTGCAGACGCAATTCGCCCACGAAAGTGGAGCCCGCCTGGTCATAGATGCCACCGCAATCGATAGCGGCGGGCACCACACGCAAGAGGTTTACAACTTTTGCCGCGCTCGAGCATGGCGCAGAGTGTTTGCCATCAAGGGCCAGTCTCAGAGTGGGAAAGCCATCCTGGGCAAGCCCACTGACATGGATGTGAGCTTCAAGGGCGTGAAGATCAAACGCGGCGTGAAACTTTGGCCCGTTGGTGTCGACACCGCCAAGGCCATGTTGTACGGACGCCTACGCATCGCCGAGCACGGCCCGGGTTATGTGCACCTGGGCAAGTGGATGTCATCGGAGGTCTACGAGCAACTGACCGCCGAGCGCATGGTCACCAAGTACCACAAGGGACATCCGCGCACAGAGTGGGTCAAGCCGCAAGGCCGAAGGAACGAAGCGTTGGACTGCGCCGTGTACGCATTGGCCGCGTCGTATTTCCTCGGGCTTCCGCGGTGGCGAGAACCCGACTGGCAACGCGTAGAGCAGCGCATCAGACAAGCAGACCTGCTCGATGCAGTCACAGAAAAAGCAACACCACAAAACGAACAGACCGGCATAGACAAGCCGGAATCGGAGCCCAAGCAAGTGCAGCAAAAACAACCGCGACGGATTCGGCGAGCCGGATTTGTCGGTGGCTTCCGTTAATCGAACTGGGGAACAGCATGGAAAAAGCAAACGCGCAAGCGGCGCAGGCCGCGGCATTGGTCATGGGCAACGCTATTGGTGATGTCCTGAACATTAAAGGCACGTATCACGTCGAGTGCCGCGATAAAGATGGCAACCTGAAGTGGGATGACGTCATTCACAACGTCGTCACGACAGTTGGAAAAAACGATGTCCTCGATAAATACCTAGCGGGTAGCGCATACACGGCGTCTATCGTGATGGGCCTCAAGGGAACGGGCACCGCCGTAGCGGCCGACACCATGGCATCGCACGCCTCGTGGTTGGAGGTTGGTTTGGCAAATGCTCCAGCCTATAGCGGCAACCGACCCACGCCATCATTTTCCGCGGCTTCAGCCGGTTCAAAAGCAACGTCAGCGGCAGTCAGCTTTACCTTCACCAGCAGCGGCACCGTAGCAGGCTGCTTCATCGTGCAAGGTGGTTCAGCAACCAAAGACAACACCACCGGTGTGCTGGTTAGTGCGGGCGACTTCTCGGGTGGCAGCCGCTCGGTGGTGAGCACCGACGTCATCAACGTCACCTACTCACTGGCGCTGTAATCATGGAAGCCCAATTCAGCCTCATTGATTTTGGCGAGGTCGGAACCGCGCTCGCCAACAGCACCACGGCCACCAGCCTGCTTGGTACCGGTCGCGTGCCCACGCTGCCTAGCAACTACTTTGATCGACCCGGCAAGCGCATGGTGGTTGAAGCGTGGGGGCGCATCAGCAACATCGTCACCACGCCCGGCACGCTCACGCTTGATGTGAGGCTCGGCACCAGTTCACCCATCGTTGTGTGGAACGGTGGCGCCGTCAACTTGAACACCACGGCAAAGACCAACGTGCCGTGGTACCTGCGTGTCGACATGCACTGCACCGCCATTGGTGCAAGCACCACGGGCAAGCTCATCGGCATCGGACGGTTTCAGTCTGAGTCCGTTGTAGGTTCTCCAGCTAACACCGCAGGCGGTAACGGCTCATTGCTGCTTCCCGTAGGCAACCCAGCAGACGGTAACGGCTTCAGCACAGAGGATGCACAACAAGTGCGCCTCTACGCCACTTGGTCAATTGCCAACGCAGGCAACTCCATTCAGTTGGTGGGCGGCCGCATCGCCGTCTGGTTGTAACGCATGTTTCAGCAGGCGCTTGCGCGAGCCTTCATTGGCAATAACACGCGCCGAATCGTGTTGAACAACGCACCGTCTTGGTACACGTCGGCGAACTCAGGCGAGTGGACAACGATCCCCGGCGGATCTTTGTCATCCAGTGGCGTGATGGAAACGGGGGCCGGCGCCATCGTCACTGCATGGGGTGGTGGCATCGTCAACACCGTAGGCATTTACAACGGCGCCACCTTCATCAGCGGCACATTCCCGGCAATCTGGGGTGGGGGCCATGGCGACTACAGTGGCAACGAGCTGTATGCCTTCGGCCCACTGGAGAGCGACTCACCCACTTGGTACAAGCCGCGTGCGGCTACGAGCCCCGCGCCGGTGAACGTAGACCAAGACGGCAGTGGCAATCCTGTAGCGCGGCACACGTATCAATCCATCGCGCACGTTCCTGGGTCAAGAAATTGGCTCTTTGCCTCGGGTGGCGTGGCGCGTGCTACCGATGCAGGTGGTGTATCGGCGGCGCATGTGTTTCAGTTCAACACGGCCAGCCCAGGCAGCAATCAGCCTTGGACGACCAAAACCGCACCACCTGCCCCGGCCGACGTTAGTGCCTACGACTCGACCACAGGCCGCATTTGGAGCCACCCCAATGCGGCCAACGAAGTTCAGTACTACGACATCGGAGCAGACAGTTGGACGCGCGTCTTATTCAAGTCGCCCGGCTGGTCAACTGGCAGTGCGTGCAGCGCCATTGATACGACGAGGGGCATCTGGGCCATTTATTACGGCACCGGCATCAATTTTTTTCGCCTCAACGACATCAACGCCAACGACTACTACGCGCCCACCACCACAGGCACAGCGCCAACCGGTGCGGGATCGATTATTTGGGATCCAGTGGCCGATGCGTTCAAGGTTTGGAACGGCAACGGCAAACAAATTTTCACGCTCACTCCGCCGGGCACAAACCCATATCAGGGTGGCAACGCCTGGACATGGAGCAGTTCCACGCCAGGCGCCGGCTCAACGCCCAGCGCCGCAGCAACCAACGGCACGTTCGGCCGGTTTGCCTACGTTGACAACGGCACCGGCGTGCGCGGGTACCTCCTGCTTAACAGCTCAACCGAGTCTTTCTACTTTTACAAACCGTAGCCATGGCCATTGCCGCCGCCAACGCAACCAAAGGACGAATTGCGTCCGGCGTGACGAACACGGTCACCACTACATCAGTCAACACCAGCGCAACAGGATCGACGTTCTTCCTGTTCATGCAGTTTGAGGGCTCGTCGGCTTTTTCGAGCATCTCAGACAACAAGGGCAACACCTACACGCAAATTGGCGTTGAGCTAACCGCCAACAGCGGCGCCAAGAGCAGAACGTATTACTGCCAAAACGGAACGGGTGGCAGCGGGCATACATTTACGGCAACAACGACAACCAACGTTGCCATCACGTTGCATGCCATTGAGATCACTGGCGGCAAAACAACCGCGATTCTCAATCCAACGCCGCCAGCGGCAAACGACGACACCGCCTCGCCATTTACCTCCGGCAGCATCACCACGGTGCAGGCCGATGCGTTACTGGTGTCGTGTATCGGCGCATCGAACACAGGTTCAAATCCAGCGACGCACGCAGAATCGACAGGCTTCACGATTCAAAGCGGCGCTGATGAAACCGATGCTTCTCAGTATTGGTCGGGCGCAATTGCGACCAAAGTACTGACGGCAACGGGCGCTTATTCGTCAAGTTTTACCGAGACCGGCGCCACCACCGCAGCGGTATGGATTGCCGCGTTTGAGGCTGCGGCCGGCGGCGGTGGCGGATCTCCTGGCCCAATTGAAGGATTCGTAGAGCGCGACATCGCCCGTGTTCCCGGGCGATATGAGCCAGAGTTTCGCCTCAAGTCATGGCGCGCAGGCAATTTCACAAAATTGCCGAACGCGCCAATTGATGTCTCAATTTCTGAAACTGGAAGTGCTGCTGAAACGCAGTCAAACGCCGGCGTCTTCGGTGCGTCAGCGTCTGAGTCTGGTACTGCAACAGATACGGCGTCGTCGTCGGCAACGCTTAGTGCATCAAGGTCTGAGGCAGGCGCCGCGGCAGAGACGTCATCCTGCGCCGTGGTCATGGCTTCCGCCGTTGCTGAATCAGCGGCTGCGAGTGAGTCCCAGTCCAATGCCGCTGTATTTGCAAGTGCCGCCACCGAAAGTGCCGCCGCATCAGACGCGCTATCAAGCTCGGCCGTCATGGGTGCCAGCGCATCCGAGGCTGCATCTGCGGTAGAGACCGCATCTGTTGGCGGATTGAATGTTGTTGAATCAGCCAGCGCCACAGAGTCTCAAGCAAGCGCTGGCGTGTTTGCATCTAGCGCGGCTGAGATTGCATCGGCGGCAGAAACGCAGTCTTCGTCGCAAACGATGGGATCAGCAATTGCTGAATCTGTCAGCGCAACGGACACATCAAGCTCCACCCTTGGCGGCGGCTCGAACGTGTCGGCGAGCGAAGCTGCAACCGCTATATCAATCGAAAGCGGTGCGCTTGTCATCGCATCGACTGGCGCAGAGTCGTCGAGCGCAACGGCCAACCAATCTGCCGCATTCGTAATGGCGCTAAGCGTTGCCGAGTCAGTTAGTGCAACAGACAACGTCGGCAGCTCGCAAACATCCTTTGCGGCGTTGCTTGAGTCAGCCAATGCCATCGAAATTTCAACTGGTCTTCTGGTTGGTGAAACCTTGGTCAGCGTGACCGAATCGGCAAATGCTGTTTCAACGTGTAGCGCAGAAATTGCCCTCTTCGCAGGCAAGCCCCATGCCCGAATTGGCCGCGCCGTGCTGCGTTGGCCCCAACAAAGAATTGGCTCATGAGCAACGTATTCATCAACCGAATCATTGTCGGCAACACGTGGGATTGGAGCGTGTCTGCACCCGACTATCTGGCCTCAGATGGTTGGGCGCTCAAGCTCTATCTGGTGCCGCGCTTTGCCTCTCCTGTGCAGGCGCCCATCGTGCTCGACAGCGTGCCAGCAACCGATGGCGCAGGGCACCGCTTCCAGCGCACCGCAGCGCAAACGGGCGCCTACAAGGCCGGGCAATACGGGTTTCAAACCAACGCCGTCAAGGCGTCCGAGGTCTACACGCTTGACGGAACGTACTGGTCAGGAGAAGTAACGCTCTTTCCCAATCCGGCCGATCTTGCCCAGGGTACAGACACCCGCACGCAAGACGCCGTAGCGCTCGATGCCATTGAGGCCGTTCTTGCCAATCGAGCAACGGTTGATCAAGAGGAATACACCATCGGTGACCGCAGCCTCAAGCGCATGTCGATTGACGAGCTACTCAAGTTGCGCTCCTACTTCAAGGCTCGCATCAATCAACAGCGCGAACGCAAGGGCGCCATTTATCTGAGGTGGGGCCGTGTTTAAGCAACTGCGAACCAAGCTCGCCCGCGCCATCATGCCGGGCCGTGGCGTTGCCGCGCGGGCCTATGCAGGCGCCAAAAACTCACGCTTAACCAGCGGCTGGGTTGCGGGCAACAGCAGCGAAGACGCCGAACTTGATGCCTCGCTCATCACCCTGCGCAGTCGCTCGCGCTCCTTGGTGCGTGACTGCGCCTATGCCAAGAGAGCGAAACTCATCATCGTCAACAACGTTGTGGGCTCAGGCGTTGGCATACAAGCGCAGGTGCGCAGCACGCGTGACCAACTGCGTGAGAACGTCAACAGCGCCATCGAAACCGCATGGGATGAATGGTCGCGCGCCGACAGTTGTCACACCGGCGGCGCGTTGCACTTCTGTGACCTTGAACGCCTCGTGTTGGGCCAGGTCGTTGAGGCAGGCGAAGCCTTCATCCGCAAGCACTACGTGCGTCTTGGCAAATCCCGCGTGCAGTTGTCGCTTGAGGTGATCGAGCCCGAGCGCATTGCAGACACACATCATTTGCCTGGATCGCCAACACCAGGAATAGATGTGCGCATGGGCGTCGAGCGCGACACCTTTGGCCGCGCCGTCGCCTACTGGATACGTCAGCGTCACCCCAGCGACCTGCGCGCGCCACCCGGCGCCAGTGAACGAGTCGAGCGCGTACCGGCAGACCAAATCATTCATCTGCGCATCATTGATCGCTGGCCCCAGACCCGCGGCGTGCCCTGGTTTCACACGGCCATCACGCGCCTCAATGACATGCAGGAATACACGGCCAGCGAGCTTCAGGCCGCGCGCCTGTCCGCCGCGTACTTCGGCACCATCGAAAGCGCCGACGACAATCCGCTGGGTGGTGAGTCCGTGGCCGACGACGGCACACGTCAGTATCAGATCGACGCCGGAATGATTCAGCAGTTGAACCCCGGCGAAAAGTTTGCATTCCACTCGCCCAACCGCCCCAACAGCGCACTCGATCCATTCATGCGCTTCATGTTGCGCGAAGTGGCGAGCGGCGTTGGGGTGAGCTACGAGTCCATCAGCCGCGACTACTCGCAAAGCAACTACAGCAGCTCGCGCCTTGCGTTACTCGAAGACCGCGACCTATGGCAAGTGTTGCAGCAATGGTGGGTGCGCAGCTTCAGGGCCCCGCTGCATCGTGAGTGGTTAGAGCTGGCCGTCTTAAGTGGCGCCGTGTCTGCCCTGCGTGTGGATGAATACGCCGCTGACCCATCACGCTTTGAAGCCGTGAGCTGGAAGCTGCGCGGATGGACGTGGATCGACCCAACCAAAGAAGTGCAAGCCTACAAAGAGGCCGTCAAAGCGGGCTTCACCACCGTGACCGACGTGATTGCCGCCACCGCCGCAGGCAAAGACGTGGAAGACGTGATTGCGCAGCGCGCGCGCGAGTTGGCCATGTTTGAAGAAGCGGGCATTGACCTGGACACCACCGTGCCCGAAGAGCCTACAGAGCCCACCAATCAGCCTGCAAATGGAACGCCTTCGCCATCGAGCGCAGACCCCAACGAAGCCGATCAGCAAGACCCCAACGAAAACCCGCCTCTGCGGGTTTTTTCATTTTCAAAGTAGGAGGCCCATGAGCATTGAAATCAAGCTCGGCCCACAGGTACGCGACGCGGCAGGCGGCATCGTCGAAGTGCGCGCCGAGGGCAAAGACCGAAAGCTAACCCTCTCGGCCAGCAGTACCGAGCCCTACGGCCGTGACTACGGCGTTGAAGTGCTGAGCCACCAGAGCAACGCCATCCGCATGGAGCGCTTCAACCGCGCCGCTGTGCCGCTGCTCTTTAACCACAACTGGGACGACCCCATCGGCATGGTCACCGGCGCGCGCGTTGAAAACAACCGCCTGATGGTCGATGCCCAAGTGTTCGCCACCCAGCGCGCCGAAGAGGTTCTCACCATGGTGCAAGGGGGGCTACGCAATGTCTCCATCGGCTACCGCGTCCATGAGTTTGCGGTGGATCAGAAAACCGACACCTACACCGCCGTGGACTGGGAGCCCCTAGAGGTTTCCGTCGTCACCGTCCCAGCTGACAGCACCGTTGGCATCGGCCGCAAAGACGAGCAATTGATTGTTGCAGTACGCACACAAGTTTCTCAACCCGCAGCGCAAGCTGCTTTTAAGGAGCAAGCCAAGATGGCTGACACTCAAGCCGCCGCGGGCGAAAACGCGGTCAAGGTAATCGACAACGGCATGCAAGAGCGCCTGCGCATTACGACCATCAACAAACTGTGCGCGCAGCACAAAATCGCCGACGATCAGCGTGACGCCTACATCGGCGAAGGCAAAAGCGCCGAAGACGTGGCCACCGCCATCCTCGACGTCATTGCCCAGCGTGCTAAGACTGGCGCCAAGCCCACGGAACTCGACCTCAGTAAGGGCGACACGCAAAAGTTTTCGCTCATGCGCGCCGTCATGGCTGCGCATGACAAGAACTGGAGCAAAGCCGGTTTTGAGGCCGAGTGCTCCAAAGCCATCGCCCAGCGCTTGGGCACCGTGCCTGATCCGCACAAGTTCTATGTGCCGTTGGACATTCAGCGCCGTCAAGTGCCTACGTCTTTTAGTGGCATGCAGCAGCGTGACATTTCCGCAGCGTCTGGTTCTGCGGGTGGTTACCTCGTGGGCACCAACAACCAGTCTTTCATCGACCTGCTTCGCAATCGCAGCGTGGCGTTCAACATGGGCGCGCGCTCCTTGTCGGGCCTGACGGGTAACGTCACCATCCCGCGTCATACGGGTGCGGCAACTGCCTACTGGCTCGCCAACGAAACCACTGCGATTACCGAAAGCCAACAGACGTTCGGGCAACTGTCACTCACGCCCAAAACCGTGGGTGCGTACACCGAGATCAGCCGCCAGCTTGCGCTGCAATCGTCACCCGACGCCGAGGCCCTGGTCAACTCAGACTTGGCCACCGTTGTTTCATTGGCAATAGACAGTGCCGTGCTCAATGGATCAGGCGCATCGGGCCAGCCGACCGGCATCATTAACACCGCAGGAATTGGTTCGGTGACGGGCACATCCATTGCCTACGCTGGAATTCTTGAATTCCAGACCGACACCGCCGCATCAAATGCCTTGTTCGGTTCTTCGGGCTACGTCACAACGCCGACCGTTGCCGCACTGCTCATGCAGCGCGTGAAGTTCACCAGTACTGCCAGCCCGATTTGGGAGGGCAACGTGTTGGACGGTTCCATCACTGGTCTGCGCGCCATGGCCTCGAACCAAATGCCATCGGCGAACATCCTCTTTGGTGCGTTTGACCAAGTGGTGGTAGGCGAATGGGGCGTATTGGAAGTTGAGGTCAACCCCTACGCCAACTTTGCCGCCGGCATCATGGGCGTTCGCGCCATGTACAGCGTAGACGTGGGCGTGCGTTACGCGGCCGCGTTCTCTCTGGCTACATCGGTGACTTAAGCGTGAGCGCCGTCACCGTCACGGTCAGGCGCTCATTTTGGTTCAACGGACAGCCGCAGGCGGTGGGCTCAGTGCTCACCGTCTCGCGGACGTTCGCCGCCGAACTGATTGCCAACGGCAAGGCGGCTGCTGTCTCAGACGAGCAGCCAGCCAGCACCGGCTCCATGACTACAGAAAACACCCCCCAGGTTGTTGTGGGTGCGCCCGCGCGCGCCCGTCGAAAGGAAACCGAAAAATGATGCATTCACAAGCGAGTGCCGCCGCGTCTGCGGTGGGCCTAGCCCCAGCCTCTTACGCCGCAGGCGCCAACAACGGCGGGTGGATTGATGCGCGCACATACGAAGGTGAAATTCTTGTGGCCTGTAGTAATGGCTCAACCACCGGCAGCGTGATTTTCAAGGTGCAGGATGCAACCGACAGCGGCGGCACCGGCGCCGCGGACATCGCGGGCGCGGCTACTGCGTCCATCAGCTCTGCAAACCAAGTCACAAAATTGGTGCTTAATGCAAAAAATCTCCGCGGCTGGATTCGCGTGGTCGCCACAGTTACCACTGGCCCTGTCCTGGCTGGTGCCAGCGTGCACGCGCACCCAGGCATTGCATAAATACCATGCTTTACGCCACCGACCTGCCGCTCTTCTATGCCGACTTCGGCGAGTCTTGCACCGTTGGGGGCAATGCAGTCACGGCAATTTTCGATGGCGGGTACATCCAATCGCTCGATGTGTCCGGCACGCAGCCGACGCTACGGTGCATCAGCAGCACCGTGGCGTCGGTCAGTGTCGGCGCAGTCGTCGTTCGCGGCGGAGTGAGTTACGTGGTGCGGGGCAAAGAGCCCATCGCACCGGACGAACTTGAGACGCGCTTGATTTTGGAGCGCACCTAAACCATGCACGTCAGACAACAACTGCGGGACGCAATCGTCACCGCAGTGAC